CTCTGCGGGGGGTGTATCTTCCGATTCACCACTCACCCACTTCTCCAATGCTTCCTTCAACTCATCATAACTGAGTTCTTGGTAAATTTCCGTTACCTCAGTTTGGTTGGTGGAAACATTAGTGAGAACATTTTTGTCTTCCGAGATGGGAGACGTATTCGGTTTTACACGAATATTGGTTTTTGGGAACGAGCGACCGGCTTCTTCAGCAGTAAGGAACTCGATGGTGATGTCACGACCATTTGTAGGGTCTGTGATGTCTCCGTAGTCGGGATCTGCGATTACTCCTAGAAGTTCTTGATAAACTTCCTTTCCGAATCCCCAGAACTTTACTCCTTCTGCTTCTTCCCCACGAACAATAACGGGGACAAACGTACGCATCTTGGGCATTAAAGAACGCCCCATACGATAGTCATCCTTGTCACCACTGCGTTTCAACTTTTCCGCAAACTCTACGATTGGGTCTGGTCGACCAAATGATACAGGGGAAAGATAAGTCCGATTGTTGATACCATAATGAAAATACAGTTCAATGAACGGATTATCGGGTTGATGCTTGTAGGGAACAATACGAACTTGTTGCTTACCCGGTTGGGGTTTCCACTGATAGTTCGTGCGGTTGTTGCTCTGTGCGAGACTTGAAAGTCTCGATTTAATTTTGTCTAAGTCAATAGCCATTTTTTTATATACTCCATTTGTTATTGTTTATTAATATTCATAATATAATACTCTTCACATTGACTTTCGTCAACAAGAATCATACTTTATTAAGAACTTTTTCCGTGATTTTGCACGAAGTCGTACAATTGAGCCGCAGTATCAAGGACATCCTTTGTGGATGGTTGTGGTGGCATTACGAATGAAGATTCACTATTCTCGGCATTTCGCTCTGCTTCGTTATTCTTCATGTGCCACGCATCCCAAACTAGGTCTTTTGCGTTCTTTAGTACTTCCAACCGAATAGCATATGCATTCGGATTTTGATTAGTTGTATTAATCATTTTTCTATTCCTTTTTGTGTGTGTTTGTGTGTGATGAGTATTAACGAATTAATGCTCATATATAAATATATAATAGCACATATTTTATGTGGTTTGCAAGGAAAATAATTGACTTATTTTATCATCAATTCTGTCCCTCGAAACATCTACCGCACGTTGGTTTAAATCGCATCCGATGAACCTACGATTCAACGACTTAGCAACTGCGAAAGTTGTTCCACTTCCGCAATAAAAGTCACCAACCAAGTCACCTTCGTTACTACTTGCCTTGATAATTCTTTCCAAAATCTTCGGGTGTTTTTCACTATAATAGTCAGTTGCCTTTTTGACTTTTAACCCAGATGGAATGTCATCCCAAACATTTGTAGGTATCGTCCCAATTTTTAATTTCTCTTCGGTGATGTTGGGTCTGTCTTGCTTCTTGCTGATGACAGACTTGTATGGAACTCTGATGTCCATGTCATTAAATACAAACTCATCGGACTTCGTGTATACTATTATATAGTCGTGCTTTTTTGCGAACTCTCGTTTGCCTCGGCCTCCAATATTAAATTTCACCACAATCTGATTTCTAAAGTTTTCATAACCGAATATGTCATCCATTATATTTCGTATCCAATGAACAATACGCAAATCCATTTGCAAACATATCGTTCCGGTGTCCGTCAATACACGATGCATTTCCTTCAGTCTTGGTATATAGTGTTCTTCAATTGCAGTCTTTTCCGGTGGAAGGTCATCATAATCTTTGAACTTCTTTCCAGTTCCATACAATATATCACAATAAATCAAATTGATATAATTGAAATCCAAGTTGCACAGAAACTTCAAATTGTCCGTGCAGTATATTTCGTTCTCTGAAAACACGTGTGTTAAACTTTGCTACCCTCGTATCGTTTCATCTCACCATTTTCATAACGATACCTAACCTCAACTTCAACCGTTTCCTTTTCACTACCGTAACCTTCTTCCATGACGTCGTTTGTCAAAATATTAATCGGTTTCTGTATAATCTCGTGGAGATATGCCATCGTTCCCGTTGCATATTTCAAATCCAATGGTCTTCCTTCAAACTCATGTCTAAGTAAAATCTCATGCGTATTGTATTTCATGTTCTCCATGTATATAACTGGCATCCCCATGTTCACATGTCTGTCAATCAACTTCTGTTTGATTTTCTTGTGGTCTTTACTAACAACCACATATTTGTTGGTGTCCTTATCCAACGCATATTCAAAATACTTGTACTTATCACAAAAATCCCGGGTGAAAAATTCGTTCAAGAAGGTAACATCGTTATAGTTCTCACGCACTTCAAATAACTTCTCACGCCCCTTGTTTAACTTCAAATCCCAATTCCTAAGTTTCTCGGCATCTTCGCACATTTCATACTCCGTGCCGAATCTACCCTTGTTCCATCGATCTTCAATATCACGCAACAAAGTATTCCCAAGTTTATATGGGTTGTTCATGTTATATTTTCCGCCGAGGACACCTGCATGATGTTTTGCATAATCAAAGATTCCTTCATCTCCTGCAAAATTACATGATGCCATAATATAAGAATCCCAATAACTTGCCCACCCCTCATTAAGAACCTTGGTCATTCCTTGTGGACGATAGTATAGAGACTCGTCTCGAATCATGCTAAGAATATTTTGTTGCCAGGGTTCAAGCCGAACAAAATTAATTATCATCAACATAATATCGCGCTCGGGGCGAACTGGAAATTTATTCTCTGCTAGTCTATGCTTCTCCTCTCGGTCACGTCGTTGCTTATCAATATATTCTTGTGGGTTTACCCACTTGTCCATATACTCTTTTGTTTCAATTCGTGAAACGTGTTCACGTGGTTTTCTATCCTCAAAATTAAACTTCCTTGATTTTTTCCACGTACTTTCACGATAGCACAAGGATGGATCAATCAAATCACCAACAGCAAGAGCCGCATTAAGAAAATCCTTAACCTTCTTCCTACCGAACCTATCCATGTACTTGCGTATCTTATGACTATGGTTTGCCATTACGTTCATCATGTTCCGATTCGTGTGTTTGAACATAATATTGTTCTTAAAAAAATCACTATGTGCGGTTGCATGGGCAACCACCGTCAAATTATCCACCAACGGATTATTTCTCTGCAAGTACATATAAGTTGGATCTGTATTGACCACCATCTCATAAATCTTGCCCATGCCGTGGTGATACTGATGATGTAATTGTTCAAACTGCTGTCCGAATGAGAAGTGTGGATACCTTACTGGGAATCCACCATACGCCGCAATCTCAACAATCTCATCTGCATCAAATTCTTCAATACATAGAGGATATGGATCAAGTCCATTATCCGAACATGCCTTGAGTACATCGGGAATTTGCTCTGCCAATTCCTTGCATACACCTTGTTGGAGTTTGTCACTTTCCCATGCTATTCCCATAACCAATCCTTAAAACGGAACTTCATCCTCTGCGGGGGTCAGCAAAGTCTGCAATGCCTTGAGTACGTCACCTGGTCCTTCGATTGATGCCGTTGCTATTTTACTGGGGTCTAGTGACCCACTATTAATCCGATTTTTTATGTGAGGTAGGAAAGTTGCCCAGCTACGAACTGCCTTTACCTCGGTGATTCCAATTAAATTGGCATACTTTTGCATCTTCTTAAGATGTTCAACACACAATTCGTTGTCATCACCAAAGTTCTCACCATCACTTAAATAAAATACGTAAATGTTCCACTCGTTCAATGGAAATGCTTTTTCTATGACATCATTCACCAATTCAAACGCACTACTGATTTGAGTTCCACCACCACTCTGATACTTGTAGAATTTCTCTTGGTCGACTTCTTGGGCAACATGATCATGGACGATATACTTCCTCTGAGTTTCTTGATAAAACCTTTCAATCCAATTTTCCAAATACCAACATAACTCTCTGATTAAGTCTCGTTTGTCTTGACTCATGCTTGCGGATATGTCCGCAACAAAAAAGATAGCTGCGTTGGTATCTGGAACTTCAACGGAGCTCCAACTTCTATATTCCATATCTTCCTTAATTGGATATACGTTTGATACATCCATTGGATCAAATTCTCCAACGGAGATAATTCGTTTAAACGCATTCTTGAGTGTTCGTCTCTTGTGGAGGAGACTGTTGTTTCCGACCTTGGCAATGCGATTCCACTTTATTTTCTCCTTCACCAAGTCACCATTTTCCTTTGGTAGTAGATTTGGAAGTTGAAGTTCTTCACCTATCATGTCAAAATAAGCATCCATGCTTATCCCAACATCTATTTCATGTTCTCCATCTCCATTTCCACCTTCACCTGGTTCGTTGCCACCATCTTGTGGTGGACCGTCACCGACCTCATCACCGACGTCAGCTTCACCATTTCCTATACCCTCTCCATTCGATGGTCTTCCAAATCTGAAATTCGGTAATTCCACATGAGGTACACGAACCACCACGAAGTCTTTGCCTCGTCTTGTTATCCGTTGACCACCCTTAATATGTTTCTTTAACTTCTCGTCAACGTTTCCCTTGACGATATCTCTATATTCCTTGTGGTCTTCTCTGACTCTGCGTGATGGCATAACGATTATAAATAGTGGTAGTCGAAGAATCCAAATTAATCCTCGTCTTCTTCAACGTCACCTCGGGCAAAAATACTGCCTACATAAGTGAGGACGTCGGAAGCACTATCTTCGTCATATCCAAAAGAGTTAATAAGTCTTTGCTTGAGTGCATCAATCTTTTCAAGAAGTTCCTTGTCAACCACGGTTGCGGTATCTTGAGCAAGAGCAGACAACTTGATGCTATCCTTGGTATCCTCAAACAACTTCTTTTCGAGTGCCTTGAGCAATTGTTCGTTGGAAGAATACTTGAACTCTTTGCCTTTCGCGGCAAGTCCACCCATGTAGTTCATGATTTCTCTGCGGAAATCATCTTTCATACCTTCGGAGATTCCAATCTTTTCTTCAATGCTACGCATCAATTGTTCGTTTGCTTGCTCATCTTTTCCTGTGACAGGGTTCTTAACCTTCTCGTCTTGGATGTATGCTACAATGTTGTCAATGTAGTTTGTGCAAAGTGCCTTGATTGCCTCTTCACTACTACTAAGTGCTTGTTGTACTTCTCTTTTCACAATTCTATCATATTCCTTTTCAACGAGTTCAAGACGTTCCATCATACCCTTCTTTTGATCCTCACTCTGAAATCCACTATAACTCTTAAGACCCTCTCGGATTTGAGCAAACAACATGAAGGGATTTAAACTCTTTGCGCCCATTCTTGGATTGACGATGGCATTACTGAACTGATTCTGTATAAATCGTGCGGAAACCCCTCCGTATAACCCTTCTGCTGGACTCTCTTCCATCATTTCCTTCACGTGTTCCGACGTGAAACCATGAACCGCATTACCATCATACAACTTTGCCTTTTGGATTATGCTCATGTCATGCTTGGAACTTTCCTCCAACCGACTCACAACTGCAAACAATGCAGCCAAGAAAGTCGTGTGGGGTGCAATGTGCTTGTTTACCGACTTCTCATTATAGAAGTGGTCGTAAATCTTTTGCTCTTCCGATACCTTCAACAGATATGGAATGTCCACCTTGATTGTTCTATCTCTAAGTGCTTCCATAAATTTATTGTTCTTCAGTTTTTCAAACTCGGCATTATTGGTATGACCAAGAATAACTTCATCAATGGGAACTTGATTGAAACGACGTGGTTTGACACGATGCTCTTGAGTTGCACCCAACAAGTCATACAAGAACTCAGTTTGCAACTTAAGGATTTCCTGAAATTCGATGAGGCCTCGATTTGCTACCAAGAACTCTCCGTCAAAGTCAAACGCACGCGGGTCACTTTCACTTCCATACTCCGCAAGTTTGCGATAATTGATGTCACCCGTAAGTTCGGTTGCATCTTGTGACTTCTCGTCCTTGGGTTGGAAAGTTCCTATTCCGACTCGGTTCTTTTCGGAAAGTGCGACTCTACGAATAATAACATGGTCAAGAACCTTGCGATAGTCACCCTTGTATTTTTCCATTAAGTTACCATAATAAAATTCATTAACTGGGTTTAATGCACCATCAAGTTTGATCTGATATTCACCTTCACCGATAAGCTGATTCAGTTTATCTACGATCTGCTCTCTTACATTATCGGGAAGCAACTTAAGAGGTTCTTCGTTCATTGGACATGGGACTATTTCCTCCTTGCCTTCATCGTCAGTTGTTTTCCAACTAAAACTATATAACGCACCATCATCCGTTCTTGAATATTCCTCAAGACCCTTCTTTATCGCAGTCACAATTGTCGACTTACTACTACCAACTGGACCGTGTAGAAGAAGTACACGACGTTCTGGTCCATAGTGCCGACTTGCACTCTTGAGGGTGTCCATAAGTTCCATTAGGTTTTCTTCCAATCCATAAATGGAGATGTCTCCCTTGTCCTTAAAAAAATTGTACTTGATGTGTTTTCTCTTGCAGTACTCAACTTCTTCCGTCCCATGTGACGCAATCATATCAAACAATCTCTGATATGCGTTCCGTACAACCTTTGGATTGAGTTCCACCAACTCCAAGTATTCCCAAAACGTACCCGTCCAATTTAAGTTGCGGTAGTCGGAAACTGCTTCCTTGTTCTCCCGTTTAATGATGGATGCTAAACTCTTAGTCTTTTTAGACTCGGTTTCCGAAGATTCTTTTTTATTTTCCATATGCATATAACCTTATTGTTTTTTCCCTAATACGTCAATCTATTAAATTGCTCTCATTGTTAAATATTGATAATTTTGTATAATTTTGTCGGAATCTCCTTATACGAAGATTCGTCCGTCAGTAAAATAGTATTTCTATATTGATCCCAATCCACCGAAAAATGGTGGTCGACCCGGCCGCCGTTCAAATCTTTTATCAATGCATTCAATGAATTTATCGTGTATATTGTATTGGAATCTTTTTTTCGATGAACACTTATTGTGTCCGTATAAAACATATTTCCATTAACTCTACTTGGATCAATGTTGTAAGTCAACATCAAACTATCCAAGTCATCTCTATTTTGCAAAACGTAGACCTTCCCAAACAACACATCATAAAACTTGGTAATCTCGTCCACGACGGCCGTGTAATCGTCCGTGGTGCTGAATGTGCATAGTAACTGTGTATTCATGCGTACATAACCTTTGGTGTTGTGTTACCAATAAATATGTCGCAATAATTCTAAACTCTCACTTCTCGCAAATCTCCGTAGTTTCCACCGACTTCCATTCGGATGGGAAATTTGTTTCCTTCACGCATTATTTCCGCAAGATTTTTAACCTCTATGAATTCGTGCTTGGGTATATCAAACAAAAACGCATCGTATGTGTATAGAAAAAACTTAGTGTCCTTTCCCTTCAAATAGTCCAAAATCCTACGCATTATTCCGCAATTGCGTTCGGTCTCGGCGGATTGGAGCAAATAGTTAAATACCTTGTAAGAATTTGTTTGTTCATCAAATATCGATGAGTTCAGTTTTCTATTATAATACCAAGTCTCCACATATCCGTTCCGTTGATATTTCTCCCATGTCTTGTCCACATAGTCTGCAATTCTTGCCATAAAAGGTACGTTGTCCCTCACATCATCAGTAATTCCACCGAAAATCAGATTAAAAGTTATCTTCTTGGATAAATCATACTCTTCCTTGGTTAATTCGTCCTTTCCGTGATACAACTTACCTAAATATTCATGTAGAGATTCATCGGGTAAATCAAAATTTACATGATTGCCTATCAGACGTAAATGATAACTTTCATAGTCCATCATCACAATCGCACCATCCTTGCCATATCTACTGACAAAGCAATCTCGGTCTCCCGTCTTCTTGTTTAACGCCGCATAATTGACCCCACCGAACCGATTACTCGGTCTTCCTGCGGGAGTGAACATATTATACTGACTATGCACCAATCCGTGCTCGTCCACTAACGATTTGTCACCCAAGGTAAAGTCGGTCACATAGATTCCCGATTCCTCAATCTCCTTTAGTACAACAGAGAAGTCTGCTTCGTACCGAATCATGTTCGTATCCAATGATTTAATACGAGAAGAAAAAAGTTTGGACGTATCCTTGAAACTTTTAATTATCCTCATTATCGGGACGGAACGGATGTCTTTGTATCGGAATTTTTCAAGTCCAATTGTCTTCAACGTTTCGGCATATATCCCTAACCCAACATCCACGCAATTCTTCATCTCCACCAAATGCAACATATCCTTGCGATTCATCACGTATTTCTTACATGGAGTATTGGCAATCAACTGCAAGGTAGTTAGTTTTGCCGGAATAACATCAGGATGCGAAAACGAAACAACATACACCTCGTCTGTACTATAATGTTGAATCAGCAATACAAGTGGCTCATTCTTCACCGGATGAGAATCATATCTCCAAAACAAATGCAGAAAGCACTCACCATCACTTAATTCACCAAGTAGGGCCTTTACATCTTCCCCAGTTTCAACAAATCGCATAGTAGTATAATACGATATAAATTATAATTTGTCAACTCGGTTTATAAAATTGATATACATCGGATAGTTTATCACCAATCCCCATTATAGTTTCATTTGCAAGATTTGCCCGTCTATAATTGTGTTCCGAAACACCCTCTTCATGCTCCACTCCCTCACGAGTTATCGTGTTCGGTGGTCCAGTAATCTTCCAACTTATCGATACCTTTGTATAAAATGGGTTATCTTTGAATAACTTTGCCGAGTGTTCACTTATCTCAACAATTGGTCCGTTTCTATCGTTTCCCCGTTGTATAAAAAATCGCATAATATAACCATCAAAGTAATCCGGGGGCCCGGGAGTCGGTAAATACACCTTTGGTGTTTGCGAATAAAATCCAGTATTGTGCCTTGAGAGCACATTATAAACATCTACATCTTCGTTATTACTCATTTTTCTTTGGTTCGTTTGAATTTTGGACAAATAACCCCTCAATCGTGGTTGTCCAATTATTGTCTGCTATGGAGTCTGTTATTCCATTGACGGTGAAAAATCCTCGGGTAAAATATAGAGTTGGTATTCCCGTACAATTAAAAGACTCCATCACACGAAATCCGGCAATTCCCATTAATGTTATTTCCAACTTAATAGGATTAACTGGTCCATTGTAATTTACGTTATTTTGGGGATTTTTATCACTCCGCATAGACTTCAAAGCCCGACCCGAATTCGTATCCACCATCTCAATTTTTATCTCCCTATCATCCACTCCATCCCATTCAGTTATACTCTTTTTAACCTGTACTTGAATTTCCTTCAATATAATATACTTTTCAGACTCCTCTATGTCATCCTTTTCCTCTCTCTTTGCGGACGACTTAGTATCTCCACACAAATTCGGTCTTGGTTGAGCAAGAATCCTATCCTTTGACCGAGTAAAAAACGCACGGGTTTCCTTGCTCACATTCTTGGTGCTTGCAGAACCCATAACTTCAGTTGCTACCTCTCCAGACAATTCCACAGACATTGACATCCCCTTTACAATACTATTCTTTACATGTGAGTTAAACGTATACACCTCTCCACTTCGTTGCTTTTCATCCGTAGAACCGAGTCCTGTATAATTCTTATCAACTATTGCCGTAACCGGACAATTTGGTACGGATTTATCCTCTGCACCAAGATTAAAACTCCACAACCCACCGGAAGCTTCCGACATTTTATTCAAAATGTTTGTCAAAAAACCCTTAACTTCAGTCGAAGTGGATACCGCATCCTTAATTATTTCAACATTAACAAACAAATCCTTAAGTCTACCAGAATACCCACCGGATCCTTTTACGTAATCAGGAAATGGTTTAACTGCCTTTTCCCATATCCGTCTCTTCTTAAGTTTTCCTGTGGATTGCTCCGTAACATAATCAAAAACTTGTCGTTTATTCCCCTGAGCAATTGCCTTGGTTGCCAAAATCCCAAACAAATCATCCCTTGGTGAAATTGCCAACGCATCTGCTAAACTCGTAGCCGTGGCTGCTTCGTGTGTTCCCTGTGCCATCATGACCGACTTTAACTCCGCGGTTGAGATCCCCCTGGATGAAGATGAAATCACATT